GGGTACTTCTCAGGCAACCGGTGCTGCTGCTACTGGTACCTCCTTTGGCGGTTCTGGTCAAACTGGTACAGTTAGCTCTGGTCACACACACGGATTTGGTACTGGTGGAATTAGCGCAAACCACACGCACAGCTTTACAACTGGTGGTAGGAGCGCTACACACAACCACACTTTCACAACCGACAATGGAACTGGAACTGCTGAAGCTGTAAATAACTTGCAGCCATACATTGTTGTAAACTACATTATTAAGACATAGGAGAAAAATGATTAGGTATCTTTTAAAGGTAAAGTGCTCAACAGCTGATTGCGTAAATAGTGAGAACTCTTCAGAGCTATGGTACGACAACCCAACGGTGTCTCATCCTTGTGGTATTTGCGGCATGATGATCACTGAATGCGAGATTGTAAAGCAAGCGGAATTTGAGCCACACCCACCTCCTCCACCACTTCCAGAAATCATTCAGGAGGACCAAGGTGAGTAAGAAAGTTACAGAAATCCCTTTTTGGGGAGTTTTCATAGATTGCTACCCACATCTAATGCAGACAGCACTAGACGAAGATTTTGATGCCATTACAGACGAGCAATGGTGGACCATCGTCAGGTGGTGGAGAAACGTCTTGCTAAACGAGTCTGACTGGTCTCAGGTTGCAGACAACTCTTTAACTGAAGAGCAAAGGGAGACCTGGAGAGAATATAGGCGGGAACTGAGGGATGTTACTAACACCTCTGAGGATCCGAAGGAAATAGCTTTTCCAGACCTTCCATAAGCTGACTGTGGTAAAATTAGGCTATAATTAGCTTTAGATCAACGCCTAACACGGGAGCATTCAATGCCTGTAGTAAATACAATTCAGCTTCGTAGAGATACCGCTGCTAACTGGACTAGCGTTAACCCTACTCTAGCTGCTGGTGAAGTAGGTCTTGAGACTGATACTCGCTTAATGAAGGCCGGGGACGGCACTACTGCTTGGGCTACCCTGCCATATGTGCCAGCTGACACTGCAAACAAGGTCGGCGGCAAGCGCATTATCGTACAGACAACTACACCAACAGGATCTTTCAGTGTAGGCGATGTCTGGATCTCCTACTAAGGAGGCCTAAATGGCTACGGCATATACAAACGACTCTTATAACCGAGCCTTACTTACTCTAAACGCTACCGGAGTACTTGGTGGCGTAAACTGGTCCGCTTCTGTTACAGACGGCAATCCCAGCTACGGTGGGTACGGTTATGGCGGTGGAACTCAAGGTGGTTCATGGTCGGTAACCATGAATGGGGTGCAGGTAGCCGGAGCAAATTATCAAAGCTATGACTTTGGTAGTAACGTTATTCCTAGTCCATATTTCCCAAGATCGGAATCGGGGAGCTATTCTCTTGCTCCTGGGACATATACTGCTGCAGCTACTTTTACAACCACTGGAACCGTTGGAACTGCGTCTATCTCATTTCCATTTAGCGTGCCATATCCAGCGCCTGTTTGGACAGATCTAAATATCAACAGCCCCGCAACAAGGGGTGCTGCATACTACAGCGAAATTTCAGCAGCAAACTACGTAACTAGCTATGCTGTTGTTGGGGGCACTTTTCCCCCAGGCTTATCTTTCAATACGGGGAATGGTGTCATTTCAGGCACGCCAACAACAGATGGCTATTACTCATTTACAGTAAGAGCCTATGCAACTGGTGGAAACATTGATGCTAACTTGGCAATTACCGTCACCCCTCCAGTTCCGGTGTTTACAGATAGCTCCGTAAATAGCTCGGCTAAGGTAGGCGTTTCCTATTCAGACGGAGTTTCGGCCACTGACGCTACAGCTTATGCAATAAACTCAGGTAGCCTGCCTAACGGATTAAGCTTAAACAGCTCGACTGGTGCAATTACTGGCACACCGACTACTCCCGGCACGTTTACTTTTGTAATAAGAGCGACTAACAGCAATGGTGGCGCAAACACTGGCACCTTAACGATTACAGTGATCAGTGCAGCCAGGGTCTGGAATGGCACTGCCTTTGTTTCGGGATTGGCTAACGTTTGGAACGGTACGGCCTTTGTATCTGGTACAATTAAAGTCTGGGACGGCACAAACTGGGTAAATACCAATTAATTAGGAGTCTCATTGTCAACATGGATCAGGCCTGTCGAAGCTAAAATTTCTGACACCTTTGAAAAGCACGTAGCACGTAAGTCAGTAAATCCTGGCGTAGACTACATGACTGCTGTGGGTGTGCCAGTTAAAGCTGTTGCTGATGGCACAGTAGCTAAGACCGTTACAACTATTAAGGGTGCTGGCGGTCGCATGGTTTTGCTAGATTTTCCATCTGGACACAAGGCAGACTACCTTCACCTATCTCAGGTTGACGTAAAAGCTGGAGATGTTGTAAAGCAGGGCCAAGTATTGGGCTTATCTGGTGCTTCAGGTCTTGGCAAAGAAAACGGCTATGGCCCACACCTTCACTTCTCATTCCGCATGGGTGGCACACACGCTTCTGGAGCTGGCAACCTAGACTACGAAGCGTTCCTAGGTGGAGCAGCTCCTGCAGCCCCAGCTGCACCTGCAGTGCCAGCTGGTCGCCCATCTGGCATCATTCGCCCAACTGTAAAGGTTGGTTCAACTGGTGAAGACGTAAAGTACTTGCAGACCAAGCTAGGTATTACTGCTGATGGATCCTTTGGTCAAAAAACCAAGGCTGCTGTAACAGTTTTCCAGTCATCTAAAGGACTTACTGCAGATGGCATTGTTGGTAAAAACACTTGGACAGTACTAGGTTAGGTAGGAATAATTATGTGGTTAGATATCGCTCGTAGAACATTCGCTGTAATCATCTTGAAGGTTACAGGTATTTTTGTAGGTGGAGCCGTGATTGGCCTAGAGATCGCTCAGGCTGTGGCCATGGCTGCATTTGCTGGAATCATTGACGTATCTCAGGAACTATCTCGCTCTTACTTGGCAGACGGAAAGATCGACATTGACGAGATCAACAGAAGCTTTGGTAAGATCGCAAACAAGGCTCCTGAAGAGAAGGCTCCTACCAAAAAGGACTTCTAAACCCAGCGACACACGCTGTTTTTAGATACTTGACACGCCTTGTTACTAGGCTAGAGTAAACCTTGAGGTAACACATGAAGGAGACGATCATGCTAAAAGGCTTAACCCCGCCTGAAAAAGAATACATTTGCGCTTTCATGCGCAACGCGCTAGATCAGCTAGATAAAGACGATCTAAAGATATTTAACGAAAATCTGGCCGATGTCAGATGGACCCACTCTGCACTAGCCGCAGCTCTAACCGAGCGTGGCTTTAAGTGCTATGATGACCAAGTGAGATTACACAGAAACGGGAGGTGCGCCTGTGTTGGACAATCTTAGACCCCAGCCAAAATGGGACCTTATTCAGCCGGCGAAGCCAGTTTATATAAATGCCCCTAAGGAGCCACGTAAGGCCCGTACACGCCATAAAGTGTGGTCAGTACTACCTGATCCCCAGATCGGCTATCGCCACATAGACGGCCAGTGGATGCCATTTCACGACGAGGCTGCTATGGACGTAGCGCTACAGATAACTAACTGGCTTTACTATAACGATCGTGTCGATGGTGTGATCAACCTAGGAGATTTCCTGGATCTACCAAGTCAGGGTCGTTTTGAACAAGAGGCTGCTTTTGCTGGCACAACCCAGAAAGCCTTTGACAGGGGACACAAGTTCCTTCAGGAGCAGCGTGCAGCTGCAGGTCCGGATGCTGAGATAGTATTGATTGAGGGAAACCACGATCGCCGTATGGAGAAGTTCATATCTATCAACGCAGCGAGCGCTTGGGGCTTGAAGCGTGCAAACGCTGAGGAGCTCCCGGTGATGAGTATTCCTTACTTGCTAAGACTCGATGAGATTGGAGTTGAGTACATCGATGCCTACCCAGCGGGAGCCTATTGGCTTACTGATAATCTCAGAGCGATCCACGGTACAAAAGTTAGATCCGGTGGATCAACAGCAGCTGCATACACAAACGCAGATCCACACATCTCCACAATCTTTGGACACGTCCACAGACAAGAACTTCAGTCCAAAACAACCTTTAACCGTGACGGATCTATTAAATCAGTCGCAGTCAGTCCGGGATGCTTATGTCGAGTTGATGGAGCAGTCCCTAGCGTTAATGGATCTACACACATTGATGGAACGTCTGCAAGATACTACGAGAACTGGCAACAGGGAATTACAGTAGTTACCTTAGAAGATGATCAGCCATTCTTTGAGCTAGTACAGATCAACGATGGTGTGGCTTACTTCCGTGGCCAGAAGTTTACTTCAAAGAAATAATTATTTAGCAGAATCCTGAACGCGCTGACGTTCAGCTTCAATAAGTTGCTCTACGGTTGCTTTGGTCTCACTATCATGAGCAAACCAGTCAACGCCGATCTCGCCTTTAGGAATAAAAGGAACTGTAGGATCTGGGCGCTCACCGTAAGCAGGATCATTCTGAGCGTGCCAAGTGTTGTGACAGTAGTCGCAGATCCGGTGAACGTTGCCAGCAGCATTGTTCATAGTGTTCTTGTCTGGCCCGTGGTGACGGTCTGAGGCGGGTCTTCCTAGACAGCCGGTAATGGGTTTAACGCCACCACCAGCATTAAGCAAATTAGCCCACTCACAAACCATCCCAACTTCGATAGGGTACATCTGCGCTGCACGCTTCCGTCCCGTCGAAAGTGGGTCTTTGTATTGGTCAATATCCTTGTACGACTCGAAGCCGTCTTCGATATACCCGGTATCCTTGCCATTCTCGCTTACGACCTCTCCTGAGCTCTTAACTTCTCCGGTAGCAGTAAAGACTATCTCGCCACCGCAACAGCATTCCTGTACGGCATCTGACCACGCTTCGTGGCATTCATTGTGAAAGCCGGATCTGCAAGCGAAGCAGAAATCACCGCCAGTACTCATCTTTTTCCTCGCCTACCATGTCTTTAGGTGTTGGCTTCAGGTTCAGTAGCTCGATGCCACTAAACATTCTGATGCCCATTAATTCTACCTCAGGCACGTTCATTCTGGAGCGGATCTCACGGTTTAGGGCGTTCTGGGTAATAGGACGCTCACCGTTGTCATCACACCAGTCTCGGTATGCGTTGAATACAGCTGTCTTTGTGGCACTGCCATTTGCGGCTGACACAATGCGCTCATCAATAAACTTGGCAATGTGGTCCTCTTCATGACGGTACTCAAGGGTAGATAGGCGTACGCTGTTAGGCTCGTTGAAGCCCTGTACAGTGACTCGTACAGCTCCCTCGATTATCCAGTGAAGGATACCCGCACCTTCTGTCTCGATCATTAGCTGAGCAAAGTTTTCTTTCTGACGATCCTTAGGAATGGTTACTTTAAAGTCCATCTTTCTAAGTCTTCTCCAGAATCCGTCTCCACCAGACTTAACGGCAGGCAAGTGGTTTACGGCAAGGAACAGCGTGTGTGTTGGTTTGAAGTCAAAGAAGTTCTTGTTCATAAAGCGTGCTGACAGCATGTCGCCACCAGTTAGCATCTTTACTCTCGACTCATTGAATTTTCCATCCGGACGGGTTTCAGAGGCCATCGCAAAGCGAATACCACGTAGACGAGCGATCTCAGTTGGGTGTGTGCTGGCGTTAGTATCAAGCAAGAAGTTCTCAGGCATCGATGCTGAGTAATCTCCAAGTATGCCTGCTACTACGTCCAGAAGCGTGGATTTTCCGTTAGCTCCGGATCCAGCGAGCACGGGAAGCACATGATACCTGGCGTCTCCGAATAGAGAGGCTCCAAGCAATTCCTGCAAGTAGCTAATCCTCTCTTCGTCTTGTAGTACTTCTTTGAGGAATGCATCCCAGATAGGCGTGTCGATCTTCCTAGGCGCAACTGTAGTTTGGCGTGTGTTAAGGTCAAGGCCTTTAATAGCTGGCCTAATTTCCCCTGTCTGAAGGTTAACCACACCATTTGGCGTACATAGATCATTCGCTTGCGCATCCAGTTCGATAGCCTGTACGAGAACCTCTGGGTCAGTACCCGCGAGTGTAATTGCATTTACGATCCTTTCTTTGTTAGATGACGCTTGGGCCCACTTAAGCTGATCACCAGATATCTGAGTGTGCTCAACAAATTCAGCGGCCTCAATTGCCATTTGCATAATTGATTTATCTTTGTCGAAGACGTAGCGTCCACCATCCCAGAAGTACCATCCCACGTCAGGAACATATTTAAATCGTCCCTCAGCGAAGTACACTAGGCGTCTAGCGTTAGCTGCATCGGTGCGTCCATAGGTGCCATAAGTGCTCTCGTATAGAAGAGCCATGTCTTCTACAGAACGCTCAACGTTGGCTGAAGGCTCCCCAAGGACGCTGGTCGGGTCGCCTGTCAAAAAATCCGAGTGCTTGTGCTGTCTTAGTTCGTTCTTAAGCTTGTCCTCGGTAAAGGTCTCTACTTTAGCAATGGCCCACTTACTGGCAGATCCAACCTCATTGTGGTTAAGTGGTCGAGATAGACCCTGAGTCAGGAAGTACTCAAAGCGTTCGCCGGCCCGTTCGATTAGATCAGCGTGGGTGTCTTTGGTAATGCAACCATTACGGTGAGCTGAATGGATCAATACCAGTTGCTGTAGCAACCAGCCGTGTCTGCTCTTAGGCACTCCGTTGGTAGGTCTGATGCCCGCATAGAGAGTAGGAGTAAATTGGCAATCGTCTGACGCAAACTCCCAGTTCTCTGAAGTAACTACAGGATCGTAGCTGTCTGGAAGGCTGTGCTCGTTAGTGATGCCGTGAGCAATAAGGATCTCGTTGATTTCATCGATTGACACTGGTCGCCAGTTCTTAGCTAGCTGTGCAAGCACTGGGATCGGGTTGGATGGATCCTTTAGGTTGTGTGATCCGGGGACTCTAAAGATTCTTGGTAGATCAAACACTGAGTCTAAACTGATGTCCATCGTTCCACCCAGGAACTTGCAGAAGACTCCCCATCGGTTCAATACCCCCTGAGCTAAACCAAAGTCATACTCTTCTTCAAGATCAACTGCCCAGTATGGCTGAATGCCGTGTCCGGATAATACGACCGCTGTGGGTTCGACTCCGATCAGCGATGTGAGAGTGTCCATAAAGTCTTTAGCATTCTTTACAGATCCAGCGCCACCATCTTTGTAGTCGATGTCAATGTAGAAAGCGGCAAGTCTTGTGATGTCTTGTGCGGTTGCGCGACCGGTGATGTTAGATGGGTTGATCTCGAACCAGATGTTATTACCTAGTTGATCAAGCGCTTCGACAACCGAGTCAACAAGGTCGACCTTAACGGTCTTGGCCATAAACTTTTGTGCTTGCGACTGATAGCAGATTGTAACTGCATCGTCGTTAGTTCTACCTAGCCGGTAGAGGAGCTCCTTAAATTTGGATGGTGAATCCATAATAAATCCTTTCGGTGTAGGTGTGACGGGCTCCGTTGAAAGGAGGGAAAGGACGAAGCCCGTCACACGTTTGTTTAGAAGGTTAGGGAAGCGTTTACTGCTTCTACACTAACTCCTAAGTTTTCTGCAATTTCCGAAGCGTCAAAGCCATTTGACTGTAAGGTGTTGGCTATTGAGACCTGCTTTGGGGTTAGCTGATCTATTTTACCACCCTTTACTTCGGTTGCACCAGACGCTAGTAGTGCGTCCACTGCTGGGTTTGATACTGGCACGCTAATTTCAATACCGTAAAGCTTTACGTCATTGTAGCGAGGGTTCTTTGCTGGCTTGGTGCCAGTCAACGTGATCCTAAAGTGTGAGCCGATCTCTAGCTTAGAGAAGCCCTTGCGCTTTAGTTCTTCTTTTGCAGCGGTCAGCTTTTGTCCGAATAGAAACACACGGCGCTCGCCAGTGTCGTCGTCATCAGCTGGATCCTTGTAGTCAGTGTCTAGAGTTACCTCAATCTGTAGCTTTGGTTTTCCGTCATCCCAAAACTCTAGCTTGGTAGGGTCGTCATAGTTTCTGACCTGCACTGTGCGAAGGCTAGTGATAGTTCCTTCGTATGAGTCTCCGACCTTGAAGTCCTTGAATGATAGCGACTTGGATCCGCCACCAGCCAATAGGTCATCGACGCTTGGTAGTATCTCGTTGATTTCTGTCATGTTCTTAGTTTCCTTAGTTTTCTAGTTTTTCTGATTTAGATCATCGACTCAACGTCTGAATGATCGGTTTGATCATAGCGTCTGCAACTAAAGCAGAAGCCTGCCTTAGGTTGCTTCTCTATAACTTTGTCCCAACCGACTAGCTCAGCTGCATCGATCATCGATTCAAGTTGAGCTAGTGATTCGGTTGCGACCTCGCGATCGTAGCGTAGCATAACTACTACTGCATCCTCGAGTTTTGCATCCCTTGGTAGGAATGATAGTGACACATGGCTAACCTTGTAGCCTTTTTGTTCCCAACCGTAGCCGTAAAGCATCGCTTGGATTCTGTATTGCTCCTTGATCTTCCCTCTACGGGCTTCAGCAAGAGCTGAGTCACCAACGACTTTCCAATCGTTGACAACCCCGGACCAACCTGCATCGCCAGTGAAGGCCATCATGTCGCATGATCCGGTAAGTTTTAGATCTTTGTACTCGTGTACAAAAAGTCTTTCTTCAAGTTTGTAATCAAGTGGGTAGCGATCATTGAACCCGCGCTCAAGTGCATCGTGGACAGCAGTGCCGATAAACGGGTACCATGATCCATCAACTATTCTTGGAGTCTTAGCTAGCTTGCGAGCTACACACTTACGGCAATCCATACCGACTTCGCTGATACCGATCTCGATTTGCTTGGATCGTTCAGTAACAAATAGTTCAGGGATCCGAGTCATCCATGTTTGTGCGGATGCTAATGCGACCTGATCTGCTTGGTTATATTCCTCTGGCTTGATTCCGAGGATGTCAATTTTAGCCATTTTTCTCTCCTTCTGAGGCCTCTACACTATCATGACCCTCCGACATTTTATTCAACACGCGGATCTTTTCTAGGATTTTTTTCTCAAAGTCAATGCCACGCCGGCCATCCATAGACTGCCTAGTAATCTGGTACCGCTTCGAGACCTTCTGGGCCACTGCCTGATCGATGGTGCCGATGGCTAGCAGGGTCCAGATCACTACTTGGTGGTTCCTCGATGCTCTGTGGATGCGGTCCTCGATCTGCTCAATTGTGTCAGGGTCATAAGGCAGGTCAAACATAATGAGATCATCGGCCGCATCAAGTGTGATACCAACACCCATTTTGCCTGATAGCAATACGATGTTTAGATCACCATCTTGGAAGTCATGTTGAATTTTGGTGCGCATCATTTGGGGAGTAGATCCGGTGATCACTGCTGAGCTGTAACCGAGTTGGCTCAGCTCTTTATGTAGCCAGTCAAGTACCATCGAGAATTGGCTAGCGATTACTACCTTGCCTTTGCCTTCATTGAAGCCACGCTCATTCAGCCATTCGATTAGCCAGTCAAGCTTGGCTGACTTGCCACCGGTCAAAGGGACAGGGTTCTGAGGATCTTTGGTCCACTGACAGGACGAGATTTGTCGCGCTCTCAATGCAAATACCATCGCCGATGCGGTGAGCTTATCTTCTTCCAATGCCTTTTGCTTTTCTTCATACGCGTGCTTGATAGCATTCGCGTAGTCAAGCTTCTGCTCTTTTGTCAACTCGATCTCGACATAGTTGTACTGCTTGTCCGGAAGATCTTTGAGTACTTCTTTCTTAGTGCGCCGGATGATCACATCATCCTCGACGTCTGCCCAGCGCTGTGGGCTCTTGAGTGTGCCAATTGCTTTGACAGTTCTATTGCGTGCTACTTGCTTATCGTAAATCCAAAAGTTTTCTTCAAGCCATGCCCAGCGGGAATACTTAGCGAACGTCGCGGGTCTTAGAAACTTGTATGTGCCATATCGATTCTCGAGCTTGCCTCGATCCGGTGTACCAGAGACCGCGATGCGGTGTTTTACGTAATTGAATTTGGTAAGTCCAAGCCAAAAGTTTGTGAGTTTTTTATCGTCAAGGATCGGTAGCACTAGATGCGACTCGTCAATCACAATTGCATCAAAGTTGATCTCAAATAGTTCAGGCACTCTTGGGCCAATCTTTCTTTTCCATTCGAGCAACGCGTGGTTAGCGATGATCACCATTGGGTGCTTGGCTTCACTCTCGAGCGCTTGGGTAAGTCGAGCTATGCGCTGTGGTGTTGTGCCATAAGAAAGATCGATGATCTCTACCGGTGAGGATGGCATTAGATACTTCTCAATACTGTCGCGCCATGCTGTCTGCGCGGCAATGATCGGTGAAAGGATCAATGTTGCTTGGCCGGGCTCCTTGAAGACGCCAAGTTCCTCGAGCGATGATAGGACTTCGAGTGTCTTACCAAGGCCGGGCTGATCGGCTAGCAATGCGATCTCTCGCTCCACTATCCGATCAACCGCAACCTTCTGGTAATCGAATAATACATCGCTGTATATATTCAGTTTTTCCATAACCTTCTACGCTCAGTTGTGTTCATGCCACCCCAGATGCCTGAGGTCTCTCTGTGCTTGATTGCATAGTCGCCACACTTTTTCATTATTGGGCAAGACTTGCAAGCATTGATTGCTAACCTGATGTGACCGACGTCGAATCCTGATCCGGTGCCGATCTTATCTGGGAAGAATAGATCCGGTGCTTGTCTGCAAGGGATCTGTCCTGCCTCTGACTCGATCGCATTGTTCAGTGATAGCCAGTCGCGTAGCTGTTGGTGATCGCTAAATGTTTCCATTAGTGCCAGCTATCTAGAGAGTCAAAGAATTCATCTGCTTCGCGCTCTCTCTGCTGTTCATACGTTTCATCGCAACGGCATGTGCTACTGCATAGTCCACAAGCAAGATCTTCTTTTTCAAGACCGTAGTTGCATTCACCTGCATCTGCACAGTCCTCTGGTGTGTCACCACAGTACTCGCATAGCTCTGCCTCGTCTTCGTACTTAGTCATCAGTCCTCCCTTCTGTGGTCTCGTCGTCTCCTCGTACAGGGATGCCATCTTGGCCATTGTCTTTCTCCTTTTCTTGTTTGCATTCACAAGCGCTAACGCGCTTGCCACATTTGTTGCAGGGTGGTAGATAGATATCATCTACGTAGCGTAGAGAGCCGGCGCTCTCTTGGATCCATACGTATACCATTAGTGGATCGTCATTCTTGACTTGGCGATGCGCTTGTAGATATCTGGGAACTCCGTTAGCGGGAATAGCTCTTTCACTTTGTCAGTGATCAGCGATGTTTCTTTCCACCGGGCGATGCTGGCAACCTTGGCTCCGTGAATGTGGAGCTCGTCGTTATTGCCGATCATGTCCTTGATGATGGCGTCGATCTCAGCTAGCTCTGCCTCGAGTTTCTTCTTGGCGTCGTATAGCTCTGATCGCTGTGCCAGTAGTGCGTTAGCTGTGTTGGCGTCGGTAGCTTCGATAGCCTTGGCGTTAGTCTTCGATGCCTTTGGCTTGCTAACTAACTTGGCCTTAGCCTCGTCTATCAGTGCGCGTGTTTCAGTGGTGCTCATACTAGTTCCTTTCGGTGATCTTCGATGATTGGTTCGTACTCTGGTAGTGCTTGTAGAAAGTCAAACACTTCGATGGGTGCTCCAGCTCTGGTTAGAAAGCCGATGTCAACCCAGTCGTCATAGTCAACTAGGCCATGCTCAGCTAAGTGTTTAGCCGGATCAACTTGATCCATTAGGAATAACACTTGCTTGTATTGGTCCGGTAAGTGGAATGTAATCGACTCGTACTGCTCAGTGTCAGTGTTGATGTCTGTCTCCATTGCACTTAGGTGAACTACCTTCAACCGGTAGGCGGTGAGGGTTAGTTGGTTATCCTTGTCTGACCAAACATTGTAGTCATAGTCAGTGTATAGATTGTGCTCGTTCATCCATGCCTGAGTCATAGGATTGCCACCGCTTCAAGATCTCTCTCGCTACGTATTGCTAGCTCAAGGATCTCTGGGTTTTCAATTGCGATGTCATTGAACTCTGAGCCGTCTAGGACTACAAACACAAATCTTTCTGTACTGCCTAGTGTGTAGCCGTAATACTCAGCGAACCGAGACACTTGTTCAAGGTCATTGTCGACATTGAAGAAGCGTGCGAACTTCTTTATTGCTCTGTCTAGGCGACGCCTAGTCAGTTTTCTGATCGGCACTGCCACCATCTGTGGTGGAAAGCCGGGGTTGAACTTTCTCATATATCCTCCGTTTCTTAGTGTGAGTTATCTCACATAACTGACAGTAATGCCTGCCACCGACATTGGTCAACTTATTTTTAGCGTTTCAAGTAACGATTCGGTAACGCCTGATCCGTACTTACTCTGATCTCCGTTGCTGTAATCAACCACCCATGCGTAGAAGTCTCTGTCGGTTTTACTAGGCTGAATGTAGATTATGGCTAGATCCTTGCTATATGCCTCGACACCGGACGTTTTCGAGAAGACTACCCATTTATGCCTCTCGAGGACCTCGCGAACTGTAGGGGGTAAAATACTGCGTGCCATGTAGATTTCTCCTTCGTTTATGTTATTGTAATGGTGTGGTCGAAGTGGTTCTTTGGTCATTGTTATCTCCTTTCGGTAAGGGCCCTAGCTAACTCTCTCAGCTAGGGCCCTTTTTCATGCCCGATTAGTCTAGCTTGCTTGGAGGTACCTCGCCGACCGGTGCTTGCAGGATCTCTTCATCTGTAGCTCCCCAGCCGTTGATCTCACTGACTGCCTTGCGCATTGCGTAAGTCATTGCTGGCCAGTACCTGAATGGATCCTTAGTTCTCATCTGGTTGAAGTCAGTGAGTTTAGGGTAGAGCTCTCGAAGATCCTCGTTTTCTTTGAGCTTCCAATAGTAGGTCATCCACTCCCTGCTGTCGTCATAAGGGTTGCCCTTCCATCCGGATTGATCCACGAAGAATCCATACCATTTGGACCAAGCGTTGCGAGATGTAATGTTCGCTAGCTTGTCGAGGTACTCGCGGTGCTTGCTGTCTTTGAGGACGTTGCGTAGTGGTGCAGACTTAGCATTCGGTGTCTTGACGTACTCGTATTCGACGCCACCGTTTTCTTCAAGCCAGATGTTTATGTCATCCTCGCGGTACCAAGATGTGCCACCTTGCCTAATGAAAGGGAATGGTGATACCTCGGGTCGCTGGCGATGATTGCGTAGCTGATTGAGGGTGAATCCGGTGCGATTTGCAACCTCTTTTGAGGTCAAAAGAGGTCCGTAAATTGGATCGTAGTGAGCCATGTTTTGCCTTTCTGAGTAGTTGAGTAATTCCCACCTACTCACCGTATAATCTACTCTATTTTAGGGTAGATGCGTTAGATGGGCCAGTGTGTCGGGCTCGGATCCCATTGAATTCATTACGATTTTGCTATTTGGGGTCGATTGCCTAGAAAGATACCTACTCATTACTAATCTACTCATGAGTCGATTAGCAGTGAGTAGGTTCCGTATTGTCATTGCTATTTAGGTCATAAAAAAAGGCCCCACCAGATCTCTCCGGTAGGGCCTTTTTACGGGTAGTGCTTATACGGGAAACGCATCAAACAGATCTACGTTATCGGTGCTTTCCCATAGGATCTCATCGTCCATGACGATAGCTCCGGCTTGTTTCCAGTGCTCGATCGTTAGATCCTTTTGCTTGTTGATCAGGTGAGTCTGATCAATTTTGGCTTCTCCGATGAATCCAAGGCCATCTTCGTAATATCGATGATTGACTACAAGATCCAAGAATCTCGGTGTTGCCTTGATCACGTTATGCCAGTACTCGAGGTTAGGTGCCCAAGCGCTCTGGTATTCGAGGATCATCAGGTTATCGTCGATCCGGATTCTAGTGCCTCCCGGATAGACTGCCTTGGTGCCATGGAATGCGATCCTCCAGTGATACTCGGTTGAGTACTGCCTGTCGGTATTTCCATCCAGTGCATC